GAAGAAAAGAGTTTTGAGTTTGTTCTACGAGAGGCGAGGCTTCAAGATCCTAAGAACAGGCAGAATAGTACGCCGTCTGAGGACTGTGAGCTTAATGCTAGCTGGCGATGGCATCAGGAAGAAGCTATCTCTGCTGCTAAGAGAGCATACAACTGGGCCATTAAGAATGGCATAGCTAAGGAGCAAGCAAGAGCAGTGCTACCGGAAGGTAATACCGTCACTCGTTTTTGCATGAACGGCACACTGCGTAGCTACATTCATTACATTGAATTGCGTAGTGAGAATGGAACTCAGAAGGAACATATGGATATGGCGCTGGCTGTAGGCAAAGTTATATCAAGTGTGTTTCCTTATGAGGGTTTAATTTAAAATAACTAGGAGGTAATATGAAAGAAAAAATAATAGATATGATTGCTAAACTAAAAGAAAAGCTATTAGATTCATGTGATGATGTATCACAGATGATGGAAGAAGGAAGCGAAGAATTAACAGAACGCTTTGGCTCTAAGACTTTCTTAATTTTTAAGGCTGTTCTTATGGTGTCTTCTTTTGCATGTGTAATTGCTTTAATTAGTTGGATCATATAGGTTGACGGGCATTCCCGTATTTGTTAAACTCAATTTTCATTTAAACTAAACCAAGAAGGTATTTATACAATGGCTATTTTACAAGGCGCTGCTTATTGGGCAGCAGTTACAACTCCTAACACAACTTTTGAACCTGTTTATTCTGTCAATCTTGTTGTTAATCAAGAGGTTGCTGATGATTTTCAGGCCCGTGGTTTCAACATCAAGACTATGGATGAAGGCCCGGCTATCGTCATTAAACGTAAAGTCAACGGCCCTAACGGTATGATAAGACAGGCTCCTAAGTTGGTAGACAGACACAAGAATCCTCTAGATGCTAGAGTAGGTAACGGTTCAAGTGTCAGGGTACAGTATAAGGAGTGGGAATCTACTTGGAAAGGACAAGTCTTTAAAGGCTTAGACTTCCAAGCAATGCAGGTTGTTGATCTTGTAGAGGTTGGCACTGCTGACGGTGCTGAGTTTGATGACATCGACACTGATATGGAGGATGAACTATAGCATGAATAGTGTGGAGATAGATGGTGTTACACACGATGTCTCCTTGTTTTCACAGGAGGGGCAGCAGATATTTGCTGTCCTTCTTGAGAACAACAAGAGATTACAAGAAGCTGAGGTAGCAGTTGCTATCTATAAGGCTTCGGCAATTACTTTGATTGAAAGGATAAAGAAAGAAGCAGTAGAACGGTACAAGGAAGAACCTACGTCTTTAGGAGCAGCACTTGCTTCGGACTATTAACTCTGCCAAATAAATAAAGGAACAGTTATGGCATTCGTAAAATTACATTTACCCTGTACGCTATGTTCATCAAGCGATGCAGCCGGTCTTAATGAAGACGGCTCCGCTTTTTGTTTTAGTTGTAGAGGATACATTAGAGATTATTACGGAGGAGTAGAAGAAGAAACGATTGTACAAGAAACTGAGTTTGACATTCATAGAAGGAATAAAAAGATGGAAGACTTTGATCAGCCATCCACTCAATCATCAACAGGTTTTATAGAACTCACTGATCGTAAGATTAGTTTAGCAACCTCTAAGAAATATGGAGTTAGAGCAACAGTAATAAATGATGAGATAGTTAATCACCATTATCCTTACTACAATGGGCATGAGCTAACAGCAACCAAAGTTCGCAGGAGGAACAAAGAGTTTGGTTGGACAGGCAACTCAAAAGAATCAGGACTCTTTGGCGAGAATCTCTTTAGGGCTGGAGGTAAATTCATTACACTGACAGAAGGTGAGTGTGATGCTATGGCAGCTTATGAGCTGATGGGTAGCAAGTGGCCTGTAGTCTCAGTTAAGTCAGGAGCAACAGGAGGAATTGGAGATGTTAAAGCTAACTTAGAATATCTTGAATCTTTTGAAGCTGTTGTCATTAACTTTGACAATGACAAGCCGGGTAAAGAAGCAGCAGTAGAGATAGCTAAACTCCTGACCCCAGGAAAAGCTAAGATTATGACACTGCCTGTGGATTTCAAAGATGCTAATGATATGCTACGTCAAGGTCGGCACTCAGCATATGTTAGTTGTTTCTGGGAATCAAAAATCTATACACCTTCTGGTGTACTTAATCTTTCTGAGCAGTTCGCTGCTTACCAAGAGCTACGAAACAACAAGGTAGAAGCTATACCTTATCCTTGGTTCGGGCTTAATCAAAAGCTAGAAGGCATGAGGGCAGGAGAGTTAGTCACTCTTACTGGAGGCACAGGCTTAGGTAAGTCATCTGTCACCAGAGAGATTGAGCATTGGTTGATAAACCAGACCGATGATAACGTAGGTGTTATAGCTCTAGAAGAAAGCTGGTCGAGAACAGCGGAAGGTATCATGGCTGTTGAAGCTAACGCTAAGTTGCACCTTGATAGCGTTAAGGCTAAGTTTACTGATGATGAATTAGATGAATATTTTAAACGTGTCTTTATGGGAGACAACGAGAACCGTGTATGGATACATGCTCACCACGGTGTAAATAATGTTGACGATATCTTTAGTAAGCTACGTTATATGATCATAGGTCTAGATTGTAAATGGATTGTAGTTGATCATCTACACATGCTGGTTTTATCTACATTAGAATCTGATGAGCGTAAAGCTATTGACGGCATTATGCACCGGCTCAGAACTTTAGTAGAAGAAACAGGGTGCGGTATGATTCTTGTCTCACACTTGCGTAGGGTTGATGGCAACCGTGGACATGAGAATGGTATAGAGACAGGGCTTAATCACTTGCGAGGCAGTCAAAGTATTGCTCAACTTAGTGATTGTGTTATAGCTCTTGAACGTAACCAACAATCTGATGATGATCTAGAAGCTTCTACTACTAAAGTGCGTGTCCTTAAATCTAGATACACTGGAGATGTAGGTGTAGCTACTCACTTGCTTTATGATCAGGAGACAGGTAGGCTTAGAGAAACGCACCTCGCAGATCCAGATGAGTTTACCGGAGATGAGTTATGAGTAACCTAGTGTTTGACATCGAAGCTGATGGCCTTACTCCAACTAAAATACATTGTATAGTTGCTATGGATGTAGACACTAAGGATGTGTTTACGTTTGACAACACCCAGTTGGATGAAGGTTATAACATGTTGAAATCTGCAACCAAACTGATTGGTCATAACATCATTGGCTATGACATCCCTGTAGTTGAGAGACTAGGACACATAGACCTTTCTGATAAGAAGGTTGTTGATACGCTAGTGTTGTCTCGTTTGTTTAAGCCTACCCGTGAAGGTAACCACGGCCTAGAAGGTTGGGGCTACAGGCTGGGCTTTAAGAAAGGAGACTTTGGTGAACAGGAACAAGCGTGGGAATATTATACTCCTAAGATGTTAGAGTATTGTAAGCGTGATGTTGTACTAAACCATAAAGTTTATAATGCTTTGAAGCATGAGAGCAAAGGGTTTACTCCTGCATCTGTAAGGATAGAACATCAGACCGCTAAGATTGTAGACCAGCAGCGTAACACTGGGTTTCTTTTAGACATTAAGAAATCCATGAGTCTTGTTGCTATGTTTGAAACCAAGCTTTATGAACTGGAAGAAGAAGTACAAAAGGAATTCCAGGCTACCGTAGAGAAACAGATACTAACTCATAGCTATACGTCTACTGGAAAGGTAGCTAAGATTGCAAAGGATCAACACGGTAAAGGAGTAAGGCTGACAGATAAAGAGTATGAGAAGTTTATAATGTATCAAAACCCTAAGCCTATTATCCGCAACACTTTAACTGAATTTAACTTAGGCTCTAGGAAACAGATAGGTGAATATCTAATCCGATCTGGCTGGAAACCTAAGAAGTTCACGCCTACCGGACAACCTATGGTAGATGAATCAATACTCAAGAAAGTTAAAGGTATACCTCAAGCTGCCTTGATCGCTAATTATCTGATGATTCAAAAGCGTTTGGCACAGGTCAGAAGCTGGCTTAAAGAACTGAACGAGGACACCGGCAGGGTACATGGTTACGTTAATCCTAATGGTGCGGTGACCGGACGCATGACTCACTCCCATCCTAACATGGCGCAGATTCCTAGTAGTAGTTCGCCATACGGTAAGGAGTGTAGGTCTTGTTGGATAGTACCGAAAAACTATAAGCTAGTAGGCATTGATGCTTCAGGCTTAGAACTCAGAATGCTTGCACATTATTTAAACGATGAGGGCTACACAAATGAAATCCTTAACGGAGACATTCATACCGCTAACCAAAAACTTGCAGGGCTTCAATCAAGAGATCAGGCTAAGACATTCATCTATGCACTCTTATACGGAGCAGGAGATGCAAAGCTTGGAACAGTGGCTGGAGGAGGCAGGGAAGCTGGCAAAAGACTTAGACAGTCTTTCTTTGATAATCTCTCATCATTTAAAACTCTTACAGGAAAGGTACAAAGAGAAGCATCAGAAGGATATGTTAAAGGGTTAGACGGCAGGAAACTTACGGTACGATCAGCACATGCGGCTCTCAATACATTACTGCAAGGTGCTGGAGCTATTGTTATGAAGCAAGCTATGATACTTTTAGATGCTAAAGTAAAATACTTAGACTCTAGGTTTGTGGCTAACGTCCATGATGAGTGGCAGATAGAATGCCATGAGTCTATAGCAGACCAAGTAGGTCAGCTTGGCGTTGATGCTATCATCGAAGCAGGTAAGTTACTTAACCTTAATTGTCCACTAGACGGAGACTATAAAGTCGGGGAGAACTGGAGTGAAACTCACTAAGATAACTAACTCAGAAAGGTTTAAAGTACATCCCGTTAAAAAAAATTGTATTTTTCAAGACGGTAAATGGTGGTACATGGGATATAAAGATGGGGTAAGGCGATCCATGTCTAACGCTATCAGGAGGAATAAGAACCGTATGTATGTGGGCGGCAAATATATATCTAAGTTTCATCCGCTGTATAAACCTGGGACTTACAAAGATTTTTCTTCAGCAGCGTTTTCTTCTTTAGAAGGATACGAAGATTCTACTGAAGGCTATGTATATATTATTTCTAATCCTGCGTGGGAGAGCTGGCATAAAGTAGGTATGGCTGTAGATGCTTGGGATAGATGTGCGGCCTTTCAAACCTCTTCCCCTTTGAGGGATTTTAAACTAGAATATTGTAGACATTTTAAAGACAGAAGGTCTGCTGAATCTGAAGTACACGGTCTACTAAGACTTCTACATATTCCAAGCAGGGGCGAGTGGTTTCAGTGTCCTATAGATCAATTAAAAAAACACATACAAACTATTAAAGGTGAGCAACATGAGTCTATCGACATTAGTACCTGATATTTATAAGCACCTAGAACTTCTTTCAAACGGTACACCTCTACCTATTTCCGACAAAGAAATAGATGAGACTGTAGAGGCAGTTAGGGCTTGCTTGCTTGCTTGGGCTAGGCCGGAGAAAAGAAGCGGTGACTTTACTGTCCGTATGTCTAACGTAGGTAAGCCTGACCGTCAGTTGTGGTACGAGAAAAGAGATGACATTGGTAGAGGCACAATAGATGGGGCTACTCAAATTAAATTTCTTTACGGCCACCTCCTTGAAGAGATAGTCCTTATGCTAGTTCGTATGACAGAGCATACGGTAACCGATGAGCAGAAAGAAGTAGTAGTTGAAGGCATCACCGGACACATGGACTGCAAGATAGATGGTGAAGTAGTGGACGTTAAGACTGCTTCTCGTTTTGCTTTTAATAAGTTTAAAGATGGGCGGTTAGCTGAAGACGATCCGTTTGGATACTTAGGACAGCTTGCGGCCTACGAGTCTGCTGAAGGCACAGAGAACGGAGGCTTTTTGGTTCTCAACAAAGAGAGCGGTGACTTGTGTATGTATGTGCCTGATGATCTAGATAAACCTAACATTAAAAGTAAAATAACTAATCTTTTAGTGGCTTTAGACCTTGAAACTAAGCCAGACTTCTGTTACCCTCAAGTACCTGATGGCAAAAAAGGCAACATGAAGTTGGCTAAAGGCTGTACTTGGTGCAGATATAAACATGACTGCTACAAAGACTCTAATGACGGTCAGGGTCTAAGGTCTTTTAAATACGCTAACGGCATGACTTATCTTACGGAAGTAGTAGTGGCCCCAAAAGTCGAGGAGTATCTATGAGAGCAGTTAAAGCTAAACGAATTAGGAGGCACACTAAGAGCTTGCTGGTTCTCTGGCTGCGCTCTCTTTTAAACGAAGAGGAAGCAGCTAAAGTAACTATAGATACTTACCTTTCTTATCTTCCTAAGCAGACGCATATTTTTATTAGCCAACACTACAAGCTTAGTGCTTATCATCCTAAATGGATCAGCAACCACATCAAACGAATTTTAAAAATTGATCCTGACTTACGAATAGAAAACATAGACTTGGAGTTAATTAAATGGCAAGCGAACCGGTTTCAGGGGTGAGTATAGAGAACATGATAATTGCTGTCGGCAGTTACTTGCATAACTCTGACAGTACAGTGTGTGATATTGAAACAAACTTCTTAGAAGATCTTAGGCTCTTAGTAGACGCAGAGCTTGAGCGAAGACAGGCATTAGTACATTGAAACCTCTTAGAAAAGGATACCGGAAGAAGAGAATTCCTCGCCCTAAAGAAAAGAATCCTATTAAAGGTTACGATTCTAACTGGGAGTATGAACTACACACTGGCATCTTAGACAACTGGTCTTTCCATACAGATAAAGTTCCTTACGTTGTTGAGCATAAGTACGAGCCAGACTTTATTAAAGAGATAGAAGGCAAGAAGATATTGCTTGAAGCCAAGGGGCGCTTCTGGGACTACGCTGAGTTCAGCAAGTACATCTGGGTAGCTAAGGTTCTTCCGGCTGACACAGAGTTAGTGTTT